GCACTAACCTTGCCTTTGCTCAAGACCTGAACAGTGGCTCGAACAATTGCATCAAGGTCTTCTTGTGATTTACCAAAGGCAACTGAAGCGCTGATGACGCCCCGATAGATTGCTTCTGTTTGTTGAAGAGTCAAGCCATTGGCGCGAGCAGCGACGCTTACTTGTGCATAACCGCTAATCGTTTCTCTTAAACCAACTGAATAATCTGCACTGATTTCTCGAGCAGTTTGGAGGTTTTCATTGAAATTAGCTTGACTTGTTGATGCTTGAGCGAGCGTTATTTTGGCAAGATTAAGCTCTTTGACATATTCAGAAACGCCTGCAGCCTGCTGTCTCAATCCCGATGCACCTGCACCAATAGCAGCACCACCAGCGGCTCCTGCAGGACCGCCAACGGCAAGACCAATGCCTGCACCAAGCATTGCTTCGGGACCGCCAAAAAAACCAGCGCCAGCGACAGTGCCAATAGCAGCTAAATTGCGACCACGACCACCAGCAACACTTTGTGTTTTTTCTAACTGACGATTGAGTTCCTTGAGCCGAAGAGTCGCTTCTTTATATGCCTCGCTACCAATGCGAGCAGAATTCCTTACCGCCTCAAATGCTTGCTTCTGAAGCCGCAAGTTATTGATTGATTTATTTGTTTCAACGCCGAGATTTTTTAACTGCGCATTAACAAGACGCAAATCAACATTTGCCGACTTTGATTCAGCGCTGATACCGCGCATTGCGGTTTTCAGTTGATTCAGTCCCGGCAGACCTTCAACAACGGCACGTACTCTGACAATCGTTGCGTTGGTGTCGGCTGCCATTAGCTTGCTCGCTTGCTGTTCAGGATTGCCAGAGCGGCTGATTCCATCACCTGTATGCCTTCAAAAATGGCAACAGGATCCTTGACTGAATACAGCTTACAGAGCCATTCCAGACTCGGGTAGTTCAATCCTGTCAAACCCGCCATGCTTGTGTTCCATTGCGTTGTCATCCGCAGGAACATCACCACGGTGTCCCAATTCTCCTCCCATACTTCGCAGTGCCGCTCTACAGCTTGAAGCTTGGCAGCAGCGATCTGCTCTGGACTTGCACCCAAAGCTTTGAGATCAGCCTCACGTTCATCAATGACGCCGCCTTTTGCCCAATATTCAGCGGCGGCTTTTAGTTTTTTGCCGCTGCTCCAGTCAGGCTGTCTGCATATGCCTGAATTAAGGCACGCAGCACATAGGGATCATCACAAAGCTGTTGCTTGTTTTTTTCGGTAAAAGGAATCGGCTTGCCAGCCTCATCGTTGATACCTTCCCAACCAAGCAAAATCTCGCCAACAAGGGCATCATCACCCTTCTCGACGAGATCGTTAAAACCGGATCGGCTGATCTTCTTGAAGACTGCTTCAAACGCTTGGGTTTCAAAGCGGTTGCCGTCAACTGGGACTTCAACCTTTACTTCCCACTTGTAGGAAGCAGTCTTCTTGAGGACGAATGCCACGTGGAATCAGGTGAAAACCAGCGAAAGCTCGTTGTTTCCAGCCGTGGTAGGCAGAGCCAAGTACGGCATCGACAGCGAGATAACGCCGTTGGTATCCCCATAGGATACTCCGGTAATATCCGTCTGGGCAGCATTCAGGGTGACGATGTTGCCGCCGGTTGCACCCAACACCAAGCTGGTAGACCCAGTGGCGGTAGCAACAGCCTTGGCAAAGAAGTCAGTGGTGCCAACAGCAGGAGCCTCGATCACCGCAGTACCGCCGGGTGCGCGGTTGGTAATGATCACTTCCTTGTTAGAAGCGGTCTCCTTGTAGATCAGCTCGTTGTTGAGAGCCAGATCAAACGACTCAATACGCGCACTGGTCACACCGTGGAAGGTGGCAGTAGTCATGTTGGTGTCGTTGACCTCAAGCGCTGCAGCTTGGTTGGCAACGGTGAAGCTACCGGACAGAGCAGTGCCATCAGGAGCGTTGTAGATGCCGATGAAGTTGAAGCTTGCAACGGCAAACTGACCAGCGGTGAGGTTGAAGGTCACCGAACCACGTGCGCCGGTGATCTTGTGACGGGTGCCGTCGTAGAAGCAGTAGATCGTGGCTGAATCAAAGCTGCTGCTCACGCCTGCGTAGGTAACGCTGGTGGAGGAGACAATGGTTTCAGACAGACCGCAGGACTTCAGCAGCGGACCAAAAGCAGGAGCAGTACCGGCAGTACCAGAACCTGCAAGCTCAACGTCAAAAGTGACGCTCACTCGCTTGTTGGCAACCAAGGTGCTGCGGGTGCTGTTACCAATGAAGCCTTGATAAGCAGCAGCCTGAACGTTGTCTGACTCGATAGGAGTCACTTCAAGGTTGGTGACCTGAATTGCGTCGGATCCACCTACAGGACTCGGATCAGTCCCATAGGTTGACTCAATCTTCGCAATCAGAAACTTCTTCCGAGTCAGTGCCATTGTCGGTGGGTGCGGGTGGTTCTGTGATCAGTGTAAGTTTCCCAGTTTTTGGGTCAAACAAGTAACTGCCGCCCGCGCCGGGATTGGGAACTTCCTTTTCGATTTTAGCCATGATGTTAGGCGCTGGTTAGATCAGTTCTACTCGTGCGATAACGCACTAAGTAATCCTGACTGATAATCCCCAAAGGAACATCAGCTTCGTACAGGCTGAAGTCAGTACGGTCAGGTGTCAAGTCAAGAGCTTTGCCATTGCAGGTTTGATCTGCCATCAGCTTGGAATGTACAAGCTGTGTGTAGGCATCGGAATCATCGTCAGGGACAGCCGCCCGCACCAAAGTTGTGATCCGTACCCGCATTGTCCAATCCAGCTTGTCGTAAAAGCTGGTGTCAACCGGCTGATCGTTGACAGGTTCAATGATGATCGCTGGCACCTCGCCACGCGCTAAAGGCTCAACACGTGAGCGGTAGATCGTTGCAGTTGTGATGGCATCCAGATTGCTCTTCATTCGAGCAAGGATCTGCTCTCGTACGGTGTCAGCCATGATTACGCAGATGCGACTTGAACAACCGTGCAGATAATGCCCGGAATACTTGGGCGAACATAAGGCGTCGTTTGCGCAGCTTCAGCGTGAATATATGCTTGCGCGTTTGATGTTGCCCACATCAATTCCAAGTAATCATTGGCGACAACCGGCAACACGTAATTCACCGTACCAATAACGTTTCCCGCAATACCGCCATGACTGCTGATAATGCTGAACTTGCTGGTAGTAGCTGGCACATCACCCGTTGCACCGCTGTCGTTCTTTCGCAACCAAACGTCTATATCGTGGATAGCTGTATCGGTGTTCGAAAATTGAATTGAAAACGTCAAGCTATAAACACCAGCCTGCTCAAATGTCATTCTGGAATTTGCAACAACGCTTATACCGCGATTGGCTGTATCTCTTGAACGCAAAAGAATTGCAGTGGGCGTATCAGCCGTTGCGGTTTGAGAAGTCAAATCCCAAAACGATCCCCAGTAACCGGGAGAACTGAAGTAAGGAAGCTTGCTCCAAGGTGAAACACCATTTCCTACCTTCAAATTGTTGGTATTGGTTTCAATTCCACATTCACCGTTGAGCAAAGTTGGATTCAAGGAAGCCCAGTTGGCTCGTGTGTTGACCTTAAGAATCCCGCTCATGTCACACCTTGCTCAACAACAACTCAGAAAATACTCCGTCGTCAATTGCGCGATTTTCACGCACGGTGTACGACGAGCCACCGACAGTAATAGAAGTGCCGCGAGAGGCGGAACTTACATCAGAAGTTTTTGCCGTAAGCAAATACTCCCGACTTAAAGCCATACCTCCCGCGATCACATCCACAGGCGAATCCAAAATGCCGACAAAACTTGCACCTGCACCGATTTGGCAAGTAACGCCAAACTCGTCAGTATTCAAGAAAGCCAGCGTTTCAGAAAGCGCCATCAGGATCAGTTGCCGTACTTCTTGCTGTAAACCAGCGAGACGCCGTACACAAACACAGGGTTGGTGCCAGCTTGAGTACCGACAGCACGCACATAACGACGAACATCGTTGGCGTTGAAGCTGATCTTCTGCAGAGAAGCAGCCGAATCGGTGACTTCAGTGAAGACCTTGCCGGTCACATCTGCCCAAGCAGAGTTGTCAGCCGAATCCTGAAGTTTGACGTTCAGGGTAGGAGTAGTGCCACTACCAGCTTCGCAATCAAGGATCACGATGGCTTCGCCTTCAGCATCGTTAGACCCTTGCAGGTCAAAACCGGTGCCGGTGGCGGTAGCAGTGCGGGAATCGGCGCCAAGCAGGCTGCCGACGTAGGTCTTAGACCCGAGGTTGTGGATCATTGGTCTTTCTCCGTTTGGGAGCGGGTTTGACGGTTTGAGGCTCCTCTTCAGCCTCGATCACTACTTCCTGAGGTAAAGGAGCAGGCATGGCTTTCTGGATGCCGATCAACAACAAGGCTGATCTTTTGTCGGTTTCGACAATGTCACCAATCTTTACCTCTTTGAGGTCAACGATGGTGTTACGAAGCATCTGAATGCGCATACCCGCTCCTAGTTATCAGGACAGTTTGCAGATGGACTCAGGATGACGGATAGCCACGTCATAGTCCTGCATGGCGACCACACGCACGGTGCCGGAGGCGGAACCGGTGTAGGGATCAACCATGATGTCCAGACCGCTCCAGAAGCCGATCATGATGTCGCTGAAGTTAGCGAACACCGCAGTGTTGTTCGGCATGGAGTTGGACACGTAAGCCGAGTAACCGTTGATGGTGTTGTCGGCTTCGTAAACGAAGATGCCGTTGGTGCCAGAAGCCTTCTCGGTGGTCTTCAGAGTTCCGCGCAGAGCGGAGTTCATCAGATAACCAAGGGTGCCTTGCAGAGCGTTATCGGTGCTGAGGGCAGCTTCAGCGTTCACATAATCAGCGAACGTGGTGTAGCCAGACTCAGTGTTGATGCCGGTAACGTTCAGGAAGCCCAGCGGATAGGAACCGGTGCCGGTGCCGTTGATGGCTTGGTTCTCAACTTCGATAGCAATCTGCTGAGCCAGATCACGACGGACGAGGTTCTCGATGTCGATGCTGGACTGAAGCAGAAGACGACGGCTGTAATCGGTCAGCGCACCGATGGTGCGAGGCTGCATCGTCACCTGATCCACGGTGAGCTGGGACTCGGTGATGGCACCGGATTCAGC